TTTATCCGACCAAGATGACGGTTTTGATTTTAATATTAAAGTCGAATACGACAATATAACTAATATACCTAAAAAAACTTTAGTTCTAGGTTATCCGCGTACAGGGCATATAGATACGGGCGTAGGCGATTTAGATACAAACGTATTCTTATTTCCTGCTGGAAATATTACGGCTTATGAATATCCTGAGGACGGCTCTATAACTACTAATAGTCTTTACGTTACAGGCGCAGGTTCTAACGAAGGAAAGTTATTAGTAAACGCTCTCGCTAACGATTCTTTTACAAACGGTTTTCCGCTTCTACAAACTACTATTTCTTATTCCGATATTACTGACGTTAATGTTTTAACTGAACTTGCTACAGGACGCGTATTAGCGTTAAGCGAACCACCACCGATTATTAAAATAGTAGTTCCTGCTTTTATCGAACCTGAATACGGTTCTTACGCTATCGGTGATGACGTTCGCCTTATGATTACAGATGAGCGTTTTCCCGAAGGATTAGATGAGATTTACCGTATTGTTGGGCTTAACGTAGAACCTGGTGAAGACGGACCAGAACGCGTAACGATTACTTTAACGATTACTACTAACTAGGAACGACTATGGCATATATAAATCAACCGCCTGACTTGCGCGTAATGATGAACGATATTTACCAACGTCTAAATAAGTTAGAAACCGCGCAAAGATTTACTGCGCCTAACGTAGATTTTGATACAAGTACTCCAACTAATCCGCGCGTAGGCGATATTTTTTATGACACGTTTGACGATTTACTTAAATACTGGAACGGTACAACGTGGATACAAATAGCAGATAATAACTTATCTCCGTTAGTTACTACGGTGTATCCGACACTACATACAACTGGAACTGCGCCTACGTATACAGGAAATCCCGTAACCGTAGAAGGAGAACGCGTAGGCAAAATGTTAACTGCTTACGCCGAAATATTAGGAACAACTGTTACAAACTGGGGTACAGGGCAAATCTATTTCACGCTACCTGCTGGTTTCCCAACTTTCGCGCATGATGTCGTTGCTCCGGGGTACATAACTGATAATGGCAATACATACACAATTTTTGGTTTATTAGCAGAAGGAACTTCGGATATGTACCTATGGCATCCAACTGCCAATGGCGGTTCGGACATTGTAGATTATAATTCTCCTGCTGTTTTAGACACAACCTCAAAAATCATACTGAATGGCGTGGCCATTCTCGCATAACCGAAAGGTGCTACTTATGACTATCCCCGATTGGGCAACAACTGTATCCGGCGCATTAGCGTTACTTGCTGGAATATGGGCTGTTCATAGATTTATAACTCGCGCTCTTATTAGAGATTATTTAAGCGAACTTCGTCCTAACGGCGGCTCGTCTATGAAAGATAAAGTCACAACTATTGAAACTAAAGTAAATAAATTGGAAAGCAGAGTTGACCAAATTTATGTTTTGCTTATTACCGAAAAAAAATGAAGAAGGAAGGCAAAGACGACCTCTATGAGTATCTCAGAGATAGCATTACAAGAATTAGGCACAACAGAACAGCCGATAAACAAAACTAAATACGGCAAGTGGTATGGCATGGACGGCCAACCATGGTGCGCTATGTTCGTATCATGGGTCTATGCCCAAGCCGGATTGTCGGCTAAGGTAGCGGCCAGTAGTAAAAAAGGCTTCGCTTCATGCGACGCTGGCCTAAAGTGGTTTGCTAAAAAAGGCAAACTTGTGCCAATAAGGGAAGCGCAGGAAGGCGACATTGTTTTTTTCCAATTTGATAATGACGCACAACCTGACCATGTAGGCATAATTCTAAAAAATAACAAAAGACTAAAAACCCTTACTTGCGTAGAGGGAAATACATCCGCAGACAATCGCGGGTCACAAAGTAACGGTGGCGGGGTCTATAAAAGAAAAAGACCTTATGGTACTGTTATGGCGATTACCCGCCCTTAGGAGGCAGAAATGAACCTAAAAATGAAATCAGCACTAGAGTCATACGCTCGTTCTTTTACTGTTGCCGCACTTACGGCTTACAGCATGGGAGCGCGTGACTGGCAAGACCTGTTAATCGCTGGCCTAATTGCGATATTAGGACCCGCTATTCGCGCAGTAAATCCTAAAGACCCTGCTTTTGGTTTAATTGCCGATACAGTAGAAATTGAATTAGACAAATTAGCAAAAGCAAATAAAAAGAAAAAGAAGTAAAAGTGAGCCCCCGAAAGGGGGCTTATTTATTTCGGCGTGGCGAATACCCTAAAGCGCAGGTTTAGTGTAATCTTGTAGCAGGAGGTAGGAATGGCATTAAGCAAAACGCTAGAAGAACTTGTTAATAGTAAAAAAACCAGCAATATCTATTGCCCCTATCAAACCCTCTATCAAACACTAACCGCAGAAGACCAAAAAACTTTAGATAAGGCTTGGAATTCAGGCGTGTCCGTAAACATGGTAATAAAAGCATTACGCAGAGAAGGGCATAAAATAAGCAACGATTCTATTCGGGCGCACATAAAAGGATTATGTAAATGTCCAAAGTAGAGCGAACACTTGCTATGCGACAAGCCGAATATGGTGATGCGCTAGAAAATTTTGAGAAAATAGGCAAGATATGGGGCGCGCTTTTAGACATAGACCCCATTCCCCCGTATAAAGTAGCGCTCATGATGGACGCGCTAAAAACCGTACGGCTATTTAACAACCCGGAACATGAGGATAGTTGGATAGATAAATACGGATACATACAACACGCCCAAGAGATAGTAACCAAATGACACTTAAAGACCATTTTGACGAATTGCCCGAAGGCATAGAGTCGCAAGATGTTAGAGAACTACAAGCGGCGATGATTCGGTTACAGAAACAATTAAAAGCCGCAAAAGAAAGAACACAGCATTTAGTACAAGCCACGCATCAGGCGGCTTACGACGCGGCGCTAAGCATGGGCAGAATTACCCCTGTGCCGCCACCTCCGACACAAAAATCTAGCAAGTCACCGGAAGTAGCCTTGTGGCATCTAACCGATTGGCAGGGCGCAAAGCGTACGACTTCTTACAACAGCGAAGTTATGCGCAAACGCGTTATGGCATTTACTAAAAAGGCTATTCGCATTACTGACATTCACAGAGCAGACCATCCGGTTAAATCTTGTACCATCATGTTTGGCGGTGACATGATAGAAGGCCTATTTAATTTCCCTAACCAAGTCTTTGAGATAGACAGCACAATATTTGAGCAATATGTAACCGTATCGCGCCTATGCGTGGATGTTGTCAGATTTGCTCTTGCTAACTATGAAAAGGTAGAAGTGGTGGCTGAGTGGGGCAACCATGGCCGTATAGGGTCAAAGCGTGACGCAGTTCCTCGTTCAGATAATTTTGACCGCATGTGTTATGAACTCGCTAGACAACTTTTAGCAGACGAAAAGCGTTTGACATGGCACGACTCACCGGAAGATATACAACGCGTACAGATTGGCGCATACAAGGCTCTTTTAATTCACGGAGACGAAGTAGGCAGAAATGGTTTTGCTAGCCCGCAAGCCATAGTCCAACACGCTAACCGCTGGCGAAGCGGAGCGTACGATTGGGATTTCCGCGATATTTATATTGGGCATTATCACACACACGCAGAATGGCCAATGGCTAACGGATTAGGTTCTGTTTATCAGACAGGAAGCACCGAGAGCGATAACCGCTATGCGGGAGTGATGTTAGCCGCGAGCGCAACGCCATCACAGCGTCTTCACTTTATAGACCCAATAAAAGGACGGGTAACAGCGGCATACAAAATATGGCTTGACTAATGTGTAAAAATTGCGGGAACTGCTCTAAAGAACATTATCTAACCGTAGATGAACAAGTAGATGACGCAGATATGTTGCCATTATGACCTGTCGCCATGTTTATGAATATGTAAATGCGCCAATATGTCCGGATTGTGGCAAAGAAACGCACGAGCCTGATTGGGAAAAGATAAACGCTGAAAATAAAAAATGGTTAAAAGATAATCCTGAGGCTTGGCGAAGCGTTGGTTGGTGGTCTATCTAGTGACTAAGGCAACAAAAAAAGTATAAAAAACTTTGCGAAATCTATTGACCTTGCTAACGGACGGGCGTATGTTTAACCCAACAGCAAGGGGCAAAGCCCCAGAAAGCAGGACACAATGACAACCGCAGTAAAAAGCAAAACAGTAGCCGAAATTGTAGAAGAATCACATTTAGCCGGAATGAACGCCGCTAATGCCGCAACACCTAAAAAATATAATGTAGTAAATGAAAACAACGAAATAATTGACACCCTAGACGATGGATTATGTGGGTTCGCATGGATAACCATAAGACCAGCACGCGGTTCGCTAGTTGCGTATCTTAAAGCAGAAGGAATTGGCGATAAGGGTTGGAGCGGCGGTTGGACAATATGGGTAAATAAATTTGGACAATCTTATGACCGCAAGTACGCATACGCTAAGGCTTTTGCTAACACGCTTTGCCAATATGGAATTGACGCACAAGCGGGCGCGAGGTTGGACTAATGTGGATTGTTAATTTAGAAGACGCGCCACGCCAATTAGAACGCAAAGAATTTCACAGACCGGAATTGGCTCGCAGGGGCGATAAGTGGCACAACCCATCACAAGGCGAACACGATTTATTAACCGTGGAATATGTGACCAAATATGTTGACCCAA